TTCCAGTTGAGCACCTTATAAAAGTTAAAGGTGATGTTAGAGCTATGCCTAACGGCAGTAAGTATGCAGTCTTCCAAGCCTCACTAGGTGAGATGGTTGCTCTTACAGAGTCAGACAATAAAGCACTAAAAGATTTTGTGTCTTACGTTGAGAATCAAAACGATTACATCTTAAACAAATGGGATGAAACACACGTAGAGAAACTTGACAGTGAGTCATCTGAGATCGTATCTAACATCGTAGACTTGGAGGACTTTGAATAATGCAACACCCTGCTGAACTATCTGTGCACTCTTACCTGAGAAAATCTATTGATGGTAAAGCAGGGATGTCACAGGAAGTTATTGACAAAGTAGCTGACGATATTAAAGAAGCCCTACATAAACAGTTTAACTCTGAGAAACGAAAGTTCAAAGTTAGGATGTCAAATGTAGGGCGTCCTAAGTGTCAGCTATGGTTTGATAAGAACAAACCTGAGAACGCAGAGCCTCTACCTGCATCATTTAAGATTAACATGATCATAGGTGATATAGTTGAGGCTGTGTTTAAAGGATTGCTTAGAGCATCAGGCACAGAGTTTGAAGATAACGATAACGTGACACTCAAGCTGTCAAACAAAGCAGAGATATCTGGTGAGTACGACATGGTTCTTGACAATAAGGTAGATGATGTTAAGTCTGCTTCACCTTGGTCATTTACTAATAAGTTTGAAGACTTTCATAGCTTAAATAAGGGTGACTCGTTTGGTTATGTGTCACAGCTTGTAGGGTACGCTACTGCTGCAGGTAAAGAAGTAGGTGGCTGGTGGGTAGTCAACAAAGGAAATGGTGACTTCAAGTACGTGTCAGCTTCTGAGGTAGACAAAAAAGAAGTGTTAAAAAAGATAGAGGATACATATGATTACTTAGATAAAGATGAACCCTTTGAGCGTTGCTTTGATTCTGAGCCAGAAGTATATCGAGGTAAAACAAGCGGCAATCACAAACTAGCAAAGGTGTGTAGTTTCTGCTCACACAAAAAGAAATGTTGGCCTACACTTAGAGCCTTACCATCTAAGGTTTACAGTGGAAAGTTAACACCACCAACAGTAGAATATGTAAGTTTATGGAGTGACCAATATGACTAAAGTAGTAATTGATGAAGTAGAATACGATACAGAAGATTTTACAGAAGAGCAAAACAATCTGGTAGGAGAGTTGCAATACAATGCAAACATGCAGCGCCAGCTTACCTATCAGTTAAGCACACTTAAAACAGTAGGTGATATCTTAGTGTCGCGTATCAAACAATCCTTAACAGAGAACGAGGATGTCACAGAAGAGGCGTCATAACTCCAGAAGGTATCGCAGTGGGCTAGAACGTGAAGTCGCTGCGTTCCTAAAAGGTAATCAAACTAGAGTCAGGTATGAGGTTCTAAAGATAGAGTGGGAGGACCTACGATACAGAACTTACACACCTGACTTTATTTTGGATAACGGTATAATAATAGAAACAAAAGGTATCTTTGATAGCGAAGACAGACGAAAGCACATGGAGATACGAAAGCAACACCCTGAACTAGACATACGATTTGTGTTCAGTAACTCTATGGCAAAGCTGTACAAAGGTGCTAAGTCAAGATACTGCAATTGGTGCGATAAGAACGAGTTTCTTTGGGCGCATCGTGTTATACCTGAAGAGTGGTTAAAGGAAAAAGGAAGGCCTACTAAGATGAAACTTATAGCATTCAAAGGTAAGAAAAGGAATACGTAATGCCTTATGAAATAAAAGATGATGAGGTAGCAATACTTTTAAGACCTGCAAGCTTTGACGAAAAAGGAGAATGGACAGGTGAGCTAGAGACAGGCTTGGCTTGTGGTGCTATGAAAAAAACTGGTATGGAAACTATGTCACACTTAGTTCACTTAGCTACTTTAATGGGTACGTTTTTAGAGATGGCTCAAGAAGATGAAGTTTTGTATGAAGCAGTAGCTGATAGAAGAGATTATTTATTAAGCCTTGACAAACAAGAAAAACCTCTATATGAAACAGTAGAGGGAACTAATGGTAAAGTTCTTAAGCTTACTAAATGGACTAAAACGGAAGGTAATGCATGACTAATATTGATCCAGTGAATAAACCTATACATTATAATCAGGCTGGTATAGAGTGCATAGATGCAATAGAAGCCATGACAGAAAACATGTCAGGATATATAGCACCTCAAGCAGCAAACGTATTAAAGTATATGTGGCGCTGTGAAGACAAAAATGGTTTAGAAGATATAGACAAAGCAATATGGTATTTACTAAGGATGAAGAAACGTTGGATGGAGTTTAATAAATGATAAAGAAAAAATTTAGTGTTACATTTTTATTAAATATAGAAGAGGATAATAATATATTTTCTTCTGTAGAGGAAGCACATGAAGATGATGTGTATGATTTAATACATAACACATTTCACGACATAGATGATGTGCAATTAGAAAACTTAAACATTAAAGAAAGGTGGTAAATATGGATAATTATTTACCTACAGATTATCAAAGCTTTATACATAAATCTAGGTACGCAAAATACTTTGATAAGACAGGGAGAGAGTCTTGGGGAGATACAGTAGAAAGATATATGAACAACGTCATTATACCATTAGCAGGTGATGATTCATATGTAAAAAAACTACGTGATGCTATATTAAACTTAGAAGTTATGCCCTCTATGAGAGCTATGATGACAGCAGGTGCTGCACTAAACAGAGATAACACTGCAGGATATAATTGTAGTTACTTACCTGTTGATGACCCTAAGTCATTTGATGAGGCTATGTTTATCCTTCTCTGTGGTACTGGTGTCGGGTTCAGTGTCGAGAGGCAATACATCAGTAAGCTCCCTGAAGTCCCTACTCTCTTCGTGAGCGATACCACTATCGTTGTAAAGGACAGCAAGGAGGGATGGGCTAAGTCGTTCAGACAATTGTTGGCACTCCTTTGGGCTGGTGAGATACCTAAGTGGGATATCTCTCGTGTACGTCCTGCAGGTGCAAGACTTAAAACCTTTGGTGGCAGGGCATCAGGGCCAGGTCCACTCGTTGATCTATTTAATTTTTGCATACACACATTTAAACAAGCAGAGCTACGTAAGTTGACCAGCTTAGAGTGTCACGACATTATGTGTAAGATAGGTGAAGTTATTGTTATGGGTGGCGTAAGACGCAGCGCTATGATATCCTTGAGTAACCTTAGTGATGAACGTATGCGTCACGCTAAAGCAGGTGATTGGTGGGTAAACACAGGACATAGAGCACTAGCTAATAACTCTGTAGCGTACACTGAAAAGCCTGAGATGGAAACTTTTATGCGTGAATGGCTTGCGTTAGTTGAGAGTAAATCAGGGGAGAGAGGAATATTTAATCGTGAAGCATCTAAAAAACAAGCTGCAAAGAATGACAGGCGAGATCCATATTATGACTTTGGAACGAACCCATGCTCTGAGATCATACTTAGGCCGTATCAGTTCTGTAATCTTACTGAAGTTGTGGTTAGGTCTACAGACACTATTGAAGATCTTGAACGAAAAGTCCGTATGGCAACAGTTTTGGGAACTATCCAGTCCACCTACACTAAGTTTCCTTACTTGCGAAAAGTGTGGCAAAGAAATACAGAAGAGGAGAGGTTGTTGGGAGTGTCACTAACAGGCATTATGGACAACAGATTACTCACTAATGAAAATAGAGGTTTAGATAAGACACTAGAGCACCTAAAAGATGTCGCTATTATCACTAATTCTGAATGGTCTAGCCGTTTGGACATACCCGAAGCTACTGCAATTAGCTGCGTCAAACCGTCAGGGACAGTCTCCCAGTTGGTTGACAGTGCCTCTGGTATACACCCTCGCCACAGTCCATATTATATCCGTACTGTACGTGGTGATATTAACGATCCCCTCACCAAGTTAATGATGGATCAAGGTATACCTAGTGAGCCTTGCGTTATGAAACCTGATAGTACAGTAGTGTTTAGTTTTCCTGTTAAATCTCCAACAAGTGCAGTGACTAGAGATGATATGTCTGCTATAGAACAACTAGAACTATGGCTCATGTATCAAAGACATTGGTGTGAGCACAAACCTAGTATTACTTGTACAGTTAGAGAACATGAGTGGATGGCTGTAGGTGCATTTGTTTATGAACATTTTGATGAGATGTCAGGTGTATCTTTTTTACCACACTCCGATCATACTTATCAACAAGCACCATATCAGGATTGCACTAAGGATGAATATGAGTTACTATTAAGTTCGATGCCAGAA